AAACTCATTATCATCGATTTCATTAGTACAAAAATCACTTATTCTGTCGTCAATTCGTCTTGTTTCTACGCCATCAGTAGAAGTAATTCCTCTGATACCTAGTGCTGTTGCATATCTGTCATAGCCAACAGTTGCCATTTTACCTTGACAAGCTCTAAAATTATTAATTCTTCTCCATTTAAAAGCTCTGCTTGGATCTGATGTTGGTGTTAAAGACCAAACAGAATTTGTGAAAAAAACAATAATCTGATTTTGTATTAGACGAGCCGAGATGATTTGTTCACCAGTTGCAGCGTTTGTATATCCACCACCTCCGGCAACCACATCGTTCCATTTTTCTGGATTCTGTTTAGCACACCACCGTGCTCTTTGTGGGTAGTTTTTTGTAGTTCCAGTTGACTCATCATATTCATATGTATTTAAAACAACAAGACGCTGACCAATTGAGAATATAAGTTTTGCACCATCTAATATACGTTGTTTGATCGGAGCAGCAGGGCTTAAAACAGGATTGAACTCTTTTGTGTTAAGATTGTCGTCAGTCCCATCATAATACCTAAGGCCATCAACTGTAGCAGCACCAGCAGGTGTCCCCTGTTTTCCATTAGTAAAATACATTCTATTTGTGCCCGAACCAGATTGCCAATTCGCTGATAAAAAATAATCATATTCTCCTCCGCTAGCTATATTTGCTGCATCAAGTCTTAGAAATACTTGTGGCGTTGCTGCTGTATCAAACCTATATGCTCGTCTTGTATTAAATGCTATTGTTGTTTTGCCACCACCAGCTTCGACATAACGAGTTATTCCCATTACTCGATCTTCACTAATATTAGTTATTGTTCCGCCTGTTGTATAGGCTGTGTATGTAGTAGTAGCAACTCCTATTGAAAATGTAGTTGGCGCAGTAACTGTTATAGTATAATTGACTCCATTAACTTCTGTCATTCCAAGAACGTCTGAAAAATATACTACATCACCACTAACATAACCATGGGCGGCAGTAGTTGTAACAACACCTGTTGCTGCTTGAGATATATTAGATATTGAAATTGTAACATCAACTAATGTTCCAAATTCAGAAAAGCCCTCTCTTTTTTGCAAATAACCATGTTTAATATGGATGTTGTCTAGTGTGCTAAAAGAATCAGCAGGAGCAATCCAAGGCTCCATATCAGAGTCCAACCCAGTTTTAAATGGTGCTATATTTGTTGAAGAGGTGCTCATTTTTGCTCCTTAATTTCCTATTGCAAAATATAAATATGTAGGTGTTCCAGAACTTGCTTTTACCTTATATTGAGTCTTACTTAATAGCTCAAAGCCAACTGTTGCCGTAGATCCACTAGCGTTGCCAGAAACATGAAAATTAGCAGCGCTAAAACCAGTTAATGCAAAATTTTTAGTAACCCAAGCAGTTGTTGCATTTCCTGTTCCCCAGATAAGAGTTAAGCCGTTTGGTAAAACTAATTTACCGGTTGCAGCCGCCGTTAGGCTTCCACCTGTTAATAATGTTTTTACAGAATCTGGATCTATCGCATATAATTGCGGCTTCCCTGCTGTATTTTGTTTAGAATATAGTTTTACAGCATCTGATAAAACAGTAGGGTCTGAAGGAATGCCACCAACCTCATCTCTATCTGCAAAATTTACAGCACGTGGCATAAAAGTATCGTCTGCTGATTCTATAGCGTCCCAGTTAGGAGTTATTACGTTTCCTAGATTTCTTATCTTTGTTGATCCCTGTGGCTTAGTTTTGTCCCAGACCATTATTTACTCCTTAAAAGTTTGGAAGAGCTCTTACATTTAGTAAGTCTTGCTCTGTTCGTGTTAAAATATAGTTGACCTGCTCTTTGTAAAGCGCTGTCGTTTCTGAATAGGCCTCGTTCTCTCCAAAGTCTGTAAATATGTCCCTAGCTGTTCCGTATGCTAGGCATGGCCCCCATTCATTTAATTCTGGTGTATCTGTTGAATCATCAAGAGCTGTGACAACTTGGTAAGATCTCATTTTTATTATGTATAATTGATCAGGCGCTGGGTAAAGTTGAAATTTATTTTCAAAATATAATATCGCTTCTGGTCTCCCAGCCTTGAAAAGAATATAATTTAAGTAAATCAACTGACCGTCTGTTGGCGCAGCATTGAACGTTACCGATATTACCCCTGTACTATAATTGATAGTCGCTGTTCCTGTCGCTGAACCTGTAATCGTTATGTCTGCTGTAGTGTAAGTTGTGGTTATGTCTTCAAACGTTTCTGTATTATCCGAAATAGTTAAAGATGACGGGTATATTGGAAATCCAGTTACTGTCGTTGTAAACGTTACTGTAGCTCCGTCTCCCGTCCAAGGGTTTGAAAAAGTATACTGAAGGGGATTTTCTTGTTCGAAAATAGCTGAGTCTTGGTACCATAGCATTGATAAGTTGTTAACAGTTGCTGGTGGCTCGAAGTTAGTATATAGCTCGTCCGGTGCTGCGTATGTAGCTTGATTTGGTGTTGTTGCAAAATCATAAAAGACATGCTTTTGCTCAAGTTTAACTTCTGCTGGAAAAGTATATAGATAATATTTATTCAATCTATCACTTAATTCTGTGTTAGACATATCATCTTCGCTAAATCGTCCAGTAACCTGTCTGATTTTTTGCATTATTTCTGCTTTAGTCCAAGTCATTCCCATTTTATCCTCCGAATACCTGTCTCATCTGAAATCTGGAATTATTTCCAATTAATTTTTTAGTCATTCCACCTTCACCATTAGGACGCCAATCCCAAATAGGTGTGTTTCTTGACTCTATCCATTGTGCGATAAATCTTGGAAGCGTATATTTGCCACCATGAAATAACGTAAAATTGTGGTTTTTCTTAGCATTTCCATAAGGGAAACGATGGGAAAGACCGGGTTCTTCTATGTTCATAAACTCAAACTCGCAGACCTCACGAAGGAAGTTCTCTTCCTTTTCATTCTTCGGCTGTTTACCAATAATTGGCAACTTCTGAAGGTTTTTCATTGATACGTCTCGATTTTTTAATTCACTCATTTTTACCTCGCGTAAATAAAAGGGAGGGAGAAACTAAGTCCCCCAACCCTTTGTGGTTCGTATTAAAGAACTACGTTAGCTCCAAGAGCAACGGCAGTCATAACAGCGTTGTTAGCCCCTACAACTCCAGTTCCAAGAGTAATCCCTTGAACTGCTAAGTTCTCTGTCGGTATAGCAACACCATTGATGTCGCTAACTCTAGTAACATATCCACCTGAAACATAGACGCTATATCCAGTTACAGATGTATCAGTTGCAGTAGTAATAGTAGTCGCAGTTACAGAAGCTACAGTATAAGTACTGTTTAAACTTGCATCTCCTGTTAGGTCGTCTGCTACAGCTACAACCTTAATTGTATCACCAGCAGCAAATCCGAATTTAGACGTTTCATTAACTGTCAAAACCCCCGGAGATGCATTTGTGAAGCCAGAAATGACTGCACCAACTGCTGTTGATTGTGATAGGGGAGTAAAGCCGTTACTTGTTGTAACACTTCCGTCTCCTACTAATACGAAATAAGCGTCTGACATTGAGCTGTCCCAATACCATTGCGCGCCATTCGTTACGTCAGTTACAGTAATTTGACCTACCGTAAAACCAATAGACTCATTTCTAGCAACCGCAGTCGCAGGATTAGTCCATGTCCAAACTTTCATCTGTGTCATATAATTCTCCTATTAACTGTGGGTTGACATTAAATTAAGCATAAATGCATCATTTAGTATTCTCGCAACGAAGGGGTGCTGCCAACCAACTGACCCTCTTTGATGCAATGGATCTGCACTACCACCGGATCCAAGAGGTTCTACATAGAAGTCTCCTGTCTCTGATTTTAGATGCACTACCGCATAAGCTTCTTTACCAACAATAATGTTATTATACACTGGTGTTGCAGCAGCAGATACGCTTCCTGCACTCGTGTAAAGCCATCTGACATTGCCGGTAGAACCCCATTCGGCGTCTAAAACAGTCTGTTGTGATGAATAATTACTTGAGTTCTGGAAGTTAGCTACAGCCTCTAGATCGTCTAGAAGATCTGTATCCATGTAACCCCAAAATGCTGGTCTAACCGGAGAAGTCGCGTAAGCGTTAGTTCCAGTTACAACCTCGGAAATCA